AACTGGCATTTCAATACGACCTTGTTTCTTTAAAATATGTATAACTCTTTGCAGTACTGGCTGTACTAACTCAGCTTGCAGTCTACCAAACGCTGATCCTATTCTGCGTGACAAATCTGCCATACGTTCAGCAACTTCTGTAGCAGATGCAGGAGTTCTATCTGGATTTCCTAACATATCATTGTATAATGCGCGTTTAATATTTAACCGCATATCGCTTAAAACTATGTCAGCAACATCAAATCTCCCTGCTGATTGTATTGGTTGAAGTCCACCAGATTGTGGAGACTTAGGAATTATAGTTCCTGGAACTAAATTAATAGTATCTGGGTTAATAATACCATCATCATCCATCTGATAAATACCAGATATAGCCATCTGTGCGTTCTCTAATATAAGCTGAATAGTTAGGTTTGTAGTTTTAATAGCAGATAAAGCATTAATTAATGGCCCTCTTCCGTATACTTCTCCTGCACATTTAGACCATCGAAAACAAACATATGGGTTAGAGCCAACTCCTTTAAATGATTTTTCAATAATGTATTTTTTAGTAGACATATCTATTACATAATGAAAATAGGCTTCTTCATTTTTCTTAGAGTAATCTTTGCAAACAAGATCGAGCAAAGTACATTTACCTTCTGGGTCACGCAATACTCTTTGTTGTATTTGCGGATCAAGTTTGGCATCGGGATAAAGTATAGTGATCTCAGAGTTTCGTATGCCTTTACGTTCTCTAAATACATGATCTATCTTATCATCAGGTCCAGTATCTAAAACAACATGAGGTAATGGTATTGCTGAGAAACTAATGGGATTAATTGCATCCCCTTCATCTACACAAAGAACACCAGTGCCAACAGCTAAATCCATAAATGCTTCATGAACTTCCTGAGAAAAGTTTGAGTTCTGTAAAATCTCAAATACATATTCTGTTATTTCATCAAGGTCATTATCAACAAAATCTCTATCACCTTCTGGTATTTCTGATCCTGCCATAAGATCAGCCCATCTTGCAAAGTTTGGAACTAATCCTGATTGCAGTCTTGATGCAAACTCCTGAACACCAACTACTGCGGTTTCATCAAAGATCTTATCATCTCTGCGTTGACCTGCGGTTTCATAATAAAAAGATTCTCTTTGCGGTAGAGCGTATTCATAACACTCTTCAAAAAGATCTACAAAGTTTTGCCTATGAGCTTTTGCTTTCTCATATCGTTCAAGCTTTTGTTTTGGATCATGCATTATAAGAACCTACTATAGTATCCGATTCCACCAGTAGAACCAGTAATTAATGATCTTCTTCCTGCGCCACCTCTGCGACCTGATCCTGCTTGCCGAGACTGTACATTTAATTACTGTTCTGTTCCAGACAATACTCTTTTGCCAGATCCAACTTCTGCGGTTCGTTCAATCCTACGTCTAAGTAACGATTGTTTTTCTCTAGCTCTTTTTATTCTTTGCCTTCTTAATTCTTCTGCGGCTAATTTCTCTTGATCTGAAATAGCATCTTCAGGGTCGCGTTTGTAAATATCTTCTGCGGTAACAGATGTTCCACCAATATCTCCACCTTCTGACGTAGTAACGTCACTTGTTGTTTGGTTGGTATTTGTATTAGTAGTTGTTGTGTTAGTAGATGTATTAGTATTAGTAGAGGTAGAAGTAGCAGTCGAGCTACTCCCACTTTTCTTTTTCCTACGATTCTTCATATCTTCAAGAGCTTGTTGTGATCCTGCTTTTCGATCTGATAAACGATAATAATAATCTACATCCTTAGCTTTTATACCAAGATCCATTAAAAGATCATCACTTGCTTTTTGAAAACCACTTTTTGCAGCAGGACCAATGCTTTTCTTTTTTTTAGCAAGGTCAATTTGTTTTTGTTTTTCAGCGTTCTGGGCTAACCTTGCTAATTTTTCTCTTCTTCTTTTAGCAGAAGATTTTTTCTTAGTAGGCGTTGAGTATGATTTACTAGATCCACCAAATCTATCTTTATCAGCCATACCAAAATCTCCTTATTCAAAACCAATATATCTTGCTAATCACAAAATAAAATAAAATTCAACGCACAAATGACCATACGTTTTGTTTCCTAGCTGCATTTTTAGGCTGTCTGCTAAATACATCAAAGTCTTTTCTAGCGTTTACAACCCTTGATTGCTGTTGATTAGACATCAAAGCACGACCCTCTCCTGCCCCTAGAAGTAAATATTGTAGTGCATCGTGTATGTGAGAGTACATATTTTTGTCAGGTTTATCCGCATATCTTTCTCCGCTTACCTCCATACGCTTGTAAGCATAGCCACCTTCAAATCCCTTAATAAGCTGTTGGCATCTTCTATCCATTAAAAACGCAGGTTTACCTTCAACCATTTTGTTAAGTTGCTGCGCCACTGATTCCAAGCGGAGATCCACCGAATTACTCGGGGCGGGAAAAGCACGTAGACCTGCACCCCTAAGTATGTGAAAAGGGGTAGATTCGTCCGTCTGCGCCCTAAAATCACCTGCTGGATCACCATATATATAGACATCGGAAGCTTCAGAAAACCTAGTAGCAATTTCATTTCTTAGAACCTCTGCAAATCTAACAATGCCCATATCAAAAGCAACAACCTCTGACTGTATTAACCATCTGTTTCTAACCTTTTGACCAATAACAGCGGCAGGAGTAAGACCAAAGTCTATTCCTATATATAAAGGAAGACCTGAAGCTACTGGTATTTCTTCTTTAGCAATATGCGTTTCGCTTGCAAACATTGGATATACTGGCTTTCCGTCCTGTATCGTGCCTAGTTTATTCATAACGTAGACATCAATCCAAGACTTTGTTTTACCTTGTACTAAGTTTTCATAATAATTACTAAGCATGTTCTTTTTATTTTCTGCGTAATTACTTGGCTTATAATTCTCCACTTCACCATCTTCATTGTATATCTCTTTCATACCAGATGGTTGTGTGAAGAACTGCCAGTTGTCAGGTTTAACCAACATCTTAGCCTGTTCTCTAGGAATATGATCTGGTACTGGAACCTCACCCGACATAATGGGCCACCAATGATCTTCTTCAGGAGCGTTAGTATCTGCAATAACTCCTGTCCAACTAGGTCCACCTTCACGCATAGAAGGAAATCTCCCAACCCTCATAGTACAAGCGTCAATAATACTCTTAGGTATCTCCCTTGCCTCGTTAATCCAGATGCCTGTTAGTTCGAGGGACAATAATTTTTTAACATCTTCTGGACGATCAAGAGCAAGGAAGATTACCTCAAGGTCTATGTCACCTTTCTTTATGCGATGTGTATAAGGCACAGACCAAGTAAATCTACCCCATTCATTTTCAGGAAACCAATCAAGCCAAGTTTTTATAGTAGTTGTTCTAAGTTGTGGGTTTGTATTTCTTATGATTGCCCATCTACTTTTGCGTATTCCGTCTTTACTTTTTGCTTGTGAAATAGATCTTCTAAATACCTCAACGCAACAACCAACTGATTTACCAGAACCAACAGGACCGCGTATACCGCGAAAAAAAGTATTGTCTTTCATAAACTGTTTGAGAACTTCACCATCTGGTTTGTACTTAAAGTTTATCAACGTAATCCCTTATCAACGCCAAACTTAATCATTCTCTCTACAACTTCTGGTCCAATGCTTTCGATCAACATATCGCATTGCTGATTAGTTGCTAGACCTTTTGCCTCTACACTAGCAAGATGAACTTTGCGAACTATACCGCGAAGCATATCTAAATCTTGTTGAGACAATGTACTTATAAAATTACTAGGTAACAAAATTAACTTTTTTTGCTGTTTTCTTCTGGCTGTTCATATGCTTCATTAACGTCTGGTGTAGAAGGGTCATCACCTTTTAACTGTCCGTTGGAGCGTCTGGCACGTTTAGGCTCTGCCCCCTCCACCAAGCGACGAGATTCAGAGGTTCTAGTCTTGCCGCTATATATTATTCCTGCAAGCTCATGTGTTTCACCAGTGTATAATTCACCACTTGTAAAGTACCATGCCATGTTAATAACCTCTCGACATTAAACTTTTCTTAGACTTAATGGGCTTCTTCTTTTGTTCCTGCGCTTTCTTAGCCGCAGCTATTCCCTTCTTAGTGTAGGGAAACTTCTTTCCATTTACATTAGGCATTTCTATAACTCCTTACTTTGTTAGCAATCTTTTTCGGTTGAGCCACAAACTGTTTACCCTTTGCCTTACCCTTTCGTTTGGCTCTGGTTGTAGCGCGATACTCAGCATCACTAAGAGCAGCGATAGCTTTAGAAGGTAAGTAACGTTCACCAGTTTCACTAGACTTCTTACCAGATTTGGTTCTCCATTTCTGCTTACCCCAGTTTAGTAATGAACGTTGTGGAGCCTTCACGATCTGTATCCCCCACCTCTAGCCTTATAAGTCTTAGCAAGTAACTGGGCCTTTCGAGCAGACCATTGTCCTGCCGCAGTGCCATGAGTAGCCCTTGCCTTGATTGAGTTGAACAAACTCTTTCGCATCTTAGGCTTAGTGTAAACTCCTGCTTTGTTTACTGTACTCATGGGAACTTGTTTCCACTTGGATCAGGCATATCATCTACCCTATTACTTAAGAAGTGCCATCGCTTCAAGAGTTTCTTTCTCTCAGGTGTCATTTCAATCCCACCGCTTACCTCAGTATTGCCAGTAGCAAAATCAAATAACTTACTAAAAAAACTCTTAGGTTGTGGCTCGGGATCTAACTTCTTCTCAATATCATCTAACTCCTTAACATACTTATCTCGTAACTTAAGCTGAACACCACGATTAACTAAACTCTGATTCTTCTTCTTCATGTCTTCTTATTCCTCGCTGCAAATGCCCTAGCCGATGCCTTGGATCTAAAACCCCACTTCTTTAATGCTAACCCTAATCTAGTAGGCTCTCCATCCTCATCCCTCTCTGGCCCTGCCATGCCACCAAATCGTGCCGCAAAAGAAACCCTTCTAGAATTTGTGCCTTCAGGAACAGGCTTCTTGAGGTTAGCCCCTTCCTTTCTTTTAAAATACGCTCTACCCAAATCACTTAATCCACCCGATGGACTCTTGTGTATCTTCCTCATTACATCAGACCTTTCTAGGTAAAAATATTTTTTGGGATTGTTTATAAACCTTTTTAAAAAAAAATGCTAGTGGTAGACTACTCGCAACTATAGCAACCTAAGTTTTTATCCCCCCCCATTGCTAGTAGATTGTCATGTCTGCCTCTATACCCTATGGCATTTTTGCGTTAGTCGGAAATGCCAGAAAACCTGTGGACGCAAGTCCTCAATTTAAAAGCGTATTTTTCAGCAATCCGCAGTGGCTATTCGCTCCTCAATACTTGAGGTTTCGGAGCGCCTAGGTCACTGCTTAGGACAAGTCTATTGATACCTGAATATCTCCTGCGACCTGAACTTGAGATCTATCAATGGGTTTATATCCTGCTCGGTCTAATAAATCTTTGCTTGCCTCAAGCTGAACATACTCTGATTTAGCGTTAGTCACTAGTTTCCGCAATTGTCCTGCTGCAATCGTAGCACTTAGACCGAATTGCTCTCCCATTCTCTGCATCATATATTGCTGCACATGGGCGAGTTTCAATGCTTTGCTTGCGCTTACTCTTCCTGATTCTCCTTTAGCATATCCTGCAAGCTCCGCAGCTTTTGTTATGCTGCACCCATTTGCTACGAGGGTATCAACCAAGGCTGTTTGTTTTTCGGTTAATTTTCTTTCTGTGAGTGCATCCATTTCTCAACCAATCTTGTCTTTGTTTGTATAGTTAATGTTTGTAATGATTAAGGCATATTGCTTGCCCCCCTCTTAATCTCCCCCCATTGATGCCCGATCTGTCAATGGTCTGTAAAGATGGTTTTAAAAGTGACGTGGCGTCACATTATTTTAAAGCATGTCGATTGTATTTGTATTACTGCACATACGCAGCTAGTATGGTCTTGTAAAAGATGGAGAATAAACAATGTCAACAACAACAATACATAAAGTAAAAGAGATAAAAGTAAAAGCAATAAGAGATCTAACAGAAACACATGGATTTGTTAGAGATTTAATTGTGACCGACGAGAACGGCAATGAATTCGAATTAACAATGTTTGCTAATCGCACTAACGAATTAATAATAAAAACAGAACTTTAGGAGGGTCTTTATTGGTGGCGTCTAATCAGGCGTCACTAAATAAATATCAATCGCTCAGAAAAGGAGAAGATTATGAGCAAGAAGCAAGAAGTAATGGTAGAAATATCAAACAAAGTAATCGGTATGATGAAAGATCATGGTGTTAAATGGTCAAGGCCTTGGATAAAAGCAGTGCAAGAAACTGGTCAACCAGTCAGTGCAAAAAACAGGGAATACACTGGAATAAACAGAATTAATCTCTCATTAAATATGTTTGAAAGAGAGTATACATCACCAGTATTTGCAACGTTTAAACAATGGCAAAGCTTAGATGCAAAGCTTGTTGATGCTAAAGGTAAAGGTATTAAAGTATTTTTCTTTACAACAACAATGGTTGAAAGCAGAGAAAACAAAGACCGAAAAATAGCAGTGCCTTGCTTCAAAGTTTATACTGTATTCAACGCAGATCATGTTGAAGGATGGAATGGAAATTGGATTGAAGATGAAAAAGAAGAGCTTACGCAAGAATGGAAAGACTTGCATAATGTTGATGAACTAATTGCACAAACTGGTGCAGCAATCAGAGAGCATAACTCTAACCAAGCATTTTATTCTCCATCAATTGATAAAATCAACATGCCAAGCAGACAACAATTCAAAAACGCAGAAGGTTTTTATGGCACTTTGTTTCATGAATTAATTCATTGGACAGGACATAAAAGCAGAGAAAATAGAAAGTTTGGAATTCGTCATGGCTCAGATCAATATGCATTTGAAGAACTAATAGCAGAGCTTGGAAGCGCTATGCTTTCAGGAATAACTAAAGTAGAAGCAGAGCCGAGAGAAGATCATGCAATCTATCTTAATAACTGGATGCAATGCCTAAAAGATAATCCGCAAGCAATCGTTAAAGCTGCATCAAAAGCAGAGAAAGCAAGCCAGTTTATTTTAGATTGTGCAGTACAAGAAAAAGAATTGGAGGTGGCATGATGCCGATTAAGATTGATAAAACAATTCAGGAGGAGGTAGCGAAAGAACTCGCTCCTCTTATTGGATGGGCTAATAATATAGATCATTTCGCAGACGTTTTAGAAAAGTTATGCGGTCCTGAATTTGATAAACAAATCTTCAAAGAAGAAGGTTATAAAGCTTGGGAAAAAGCAAACGGAATTGGTGATGATTTTGTTCCATACTTAGATGATAACTATGGATAATAATATTGATATGGAATTGCAACGCAACTTAAGTAAAGCTTTTGATAAGGTTCTGTATAAACAAAAAGAATTAACAACGGATGAATTAATTGCAGAACTTTGCAAACATTGTGAAGGTGAAGGAGAAATTGAAGTTGAAAGATGTTATCCTCAAAGCTTTGATAATGACATAGGCTATATTGGAACAACTCAAGTTGAGTGTGACGAATGTAAAGGAACAGGACAAGAAGAGGGAAGTAATTATGATTGATGATAGAGTTTGTTTATTTTATGTTTCTAATAGGCTCAATGAAATATGGGATTTATTTCAAGAGGATAATGTAAACAATAAAAAAGATATTTATAATGCTCTTGGTTTAAAAGAACTTGATAGGTTTAAACGTGAGTGTGTTTATAATATTGGGATTAATGCAATAAACAAAAGGGAGGAACAAGAGTAAAAGCAGAGGGGAGTTTTAGTACCTCAACTTTCTCCCCTCTTGCATTATCTATTTAATTACTCCATACATGCAGCTATGAAAGCATATTTAGAAACAGTTCAGGAAAAAGCTAGAGAAAATAAGATTGATTTACTCAAAGCTTTTAAAGTAGCACTAATTCCTACTTCAACTTACTACCGAACTATCAATGGAGAAACTGAAATGCGTTTTGATACAGCGTGTAAAGTTTTAGATGCGATAGATGAACAAATCAAAAGAGACAGAGCGACCGAGTATACCAAACAACTACGAGCATCTGGTAAAAATATTAGTAGAAGCGAGGCGCGGCAGGGGATTAAGCCAAGAAAGCTTAAGCGATAAGATTGGTTGTACTCCTACATTAGTCGGTAAATGGGAAGCATATCAAAGGATGCCTTCAGGTTTTATGTTAATGTGTTGGTTGGAAGCTTTAGAATATGACATCGAAGCGATTAAAAGGTAACGCTATAACGTGTCAGAATTGTGAGATAAAAACATTTAAGTTTGTTGCAATACTAAAACAAGAACATAAAGCAACAATGGAAAAGCATTGGATTATTTGTGTAGATTGTTATGAGAAAGACATATGGCAAACAA